ACAAACAAACCATTAAGAGAATTAATGGGCTTATGAGATGTTTTAACAGAGTTCAAAATGAATTCTATCGTTAAGAAAGTAATTGACGACACCGTCATTCAACCAAAATTACCAGCTAATGAAGATCCCGTGGAATATCCAGCGGATTACTTCAAAACATCGAAGCAGATCCCACTGTATATTAACACCGACAAGACCTTAGCAGAATTAAGGGCATTCGTGTATCAAGGTCTTAAAGCAGGGAATCCCTCTATAATCCACGTCAACAGTTATCTGTATCTCGCCTTGAAGGATATAAAGGCGACATTAGAACGAGATTGGACAAGCTTTTCGATTACCATCGGAAAACAGGGAGAGGAGATAACGATATTCAATCTTGTCTCTGTTCGCCCTCTTGTAATAACAGTTCCTGATGGAAGAACAGATCCAGATAGGAGCCCCAATGATGACAAGTGGCTGCCTATTTACTTACTGGGTCTTTACCGTGTTGGAAGAACAAAACTGCCGGAATACCGAAAGAAGTTGATGGAGGGGTTGGAAATGCAGTGTAAAATCATGTATCCTGACTTTGTACCAATCGTTCCGGAAGGAATGGACTTCTTTGATGTGTGGGGAAATGATAGTAATTTCACCAAAATAGTCGCCGCAGTGGATATGTTTTTCCATATGTTCAAAAAGCATGAGAGAGCATCCCTCAGATATGGAACAATTGTCTCCAGATTCAAGGATTGTGCTGCATTGGCTACATTTGGCCATGTATGTAAAGTTTCCGGAATGTCCACAGAGGAGGTCACCACTTGGGTGCTGAATAGGGAAGTGGCAGACGAATTATGCCAGATGATGTTCCCTGGACAGGAAATAGACCGAGCGGACTCATACATGCCGTATATGATAGATTTCGGGTTGTCTCAGAAATCGCCATATTCCTCTGTCAAAAATCCGTCTTTTCACTTTTGGGGGCAACTTGCAGCACTACTGCTCAGATCAACCAGGGCAAAAAATGCCAGACAACCTGATGACATTGAATACACATCACTGACTACAGCAGGTCTACTTCTTGCGTATGCTGTAGGGTCATCTGCAGACATCTCTCAACAGTTCTACATGGGAGATGAGAAATATATCTCAGACCCAAGTGCGGGTGGATTAACCTCCAATGCACCTCCGAAAGGAAGGAATGTAGTTGACTGGCTCGGGTGGTTTGAGGATCAAGGAGGAAATATCACTCCAGATATGTACAGCTTCGCTAAAAGGGCTGTTTGCTCTTTGCAAGGGCTGCGAGATAAGACCATTGGAAAGTATGCCAAGGGAGAGTTTGACAAGTGACTCCATTCAGATCAAATGCTTTACTACATGCTGTATTATATATAACTATGAAAAAAACTAACAGAGATCATGGATAATCTCTCGAAACTTAAGGAGTATATGGGGACTTACACCCATCTAGACTCTGCATTGCAAGATGCAAATGAATCAGAAGAATCTCGAGATGAAAAGAGCAATTTTGATCTTTTCGATGAGGAAAGTAAGGAGGTTGCAAGACCTTCTTATTATTCTGCAATTGATGAGGAGTCTGACCAGGAGGAAACTGAATCCGATGATCCAGATGAGGAGCTGAATGACTCAAATGCCCATGGGGCGGTGGATGGATGGGACGAGACGTTGAACGAGAATTCTCAGCCTGACGACAATGTCTCTGTTGAGTTCGCTCGTACATGGTCAACACCGGTGATGGAATCTTCGTCAGAGGGAAAGACTTTGCATTTGGCTATGCCAGATGGACTGAATCCAGATCAAGTCGCACAGTGGCTGCAGACTGTCAAGGCTTTGTTTGAGAGTGCCAAATATTGGAATCTGTCCGAATGCAGGATGGAAGTGCTGCTTGAGGGAGTATTAATCAAAGAGAGACAAATGACTCCAGATCTTCAGAAGGTCACACCGAAGCCGAACAATCCTCCTCCAGAAAGTATGCCATGCGATCCTCTCCCTCCCGCTATGGACGTGTGGGAGGCCGCGTCTCAGGTGTATACACTAGAGCCCAAGCGGGCAAACCTGGCCCCAATGGATGTAAAGCTGAAAGATCTGTTTTCATCTAGGGCCGAATTTCTCTCAGTCGGAGGATCTCCCCAGATGAGCTGGAAAGAGGCCATTATATTGGGTCTAAGATACAAGAAATTGTATAATCAAGCTCGCCTAAAATATTCCCTATAGGGTATACCCCATATGAAAAAAACTAACAGAATTCAAAATGAGTTCTCTCAAGAAAATACTCGGCCTGAAAGGCAAGAAGGAGGAAAAGTCCAAAAAGTTGGGACTTCCTCCTCCTTACGAGATGCCAGCAAACAATGAGTTCGAGCCAAATGCTCCTTTAGATCCTGACATGTTCGGGGCGGAACATTTGGAGATTGAAAGCAAGTCTGCCATGCGTTATGAGAAATTTAAGTTCTCTGTCAAGATCACCCTTAGGACCAATCGACCTTTGAGAACTTATGATGATGTGTGCCAGATTCTATCCAAATGGGATGCAATGTATGTCGGCATGATGGGTAAGCGACCGTTCTACAAGGTATTGGTCTTGATCGGATCCAGCCACTTGCAGGCTACACCTGCTATACTCTCAGATCGTGGTCAACCAGAATATCATATGTACTTGGAAGATAGAGGATTCATCGCACACAGGTTGGGGTTGACACCGCCAATGTTAAGTGGGCCGGAAAGTTTTAGAAGACCTTTCCATGTCGGTCTTTACAGAGGGACAATTGACATTACAGTAAATCTCATGGACGACGAATCAACGGAATCAGCACCACAGGTTTGGGATCACTTCAATACCAGATATGTGAATCATTTCCTTGAGCATGCAAAGAGGTTCGGATTGGTCCTGTCCAAGAAACCAGGTGGCGGCTGGATATTAGATCAAGCGGTCTGTGCATAATGCGAATATAATCATAGTCTCATCAGACGATTATTTATACATTATTCTATTCTCTCTCTTAGTTGGTGGTAGCTATGAAAAAAACTAACAGAGTTCAAAACTCTACATCTCAACTGCAAAGGCTATTTTTCTTAAAAAAACCTTTTAATACAGAGTCATCATTCAAAAATGAAGATGAAAATGGTCATAGCAGGATTAATCCTTTGTATAGGGATTTTACCGGCTATTGGGAAAATAACAATTTCTTTCCCACAAAGCTTGAAAGGAGATTGGAGGCCTGTACCTAAGGGATACAATTATTGTCCTACAAGTGCGGATAAAAATCTCCATGGTGATTTGATTGACATAGGTCTCAGACTTCGGGCCCCTAAGAGCTTCAAAGGGATCTCCGCAGATGGATGGATGTGCCATGCGGCAAGATGGATCACCACCTGTGATTTCAGATGGTATGGACCCAAGTACATCACCCACTCAATTCACTCTTTCAGGCCGAGCAATGACCAATGCAAAGAAGCAATCCGGCTGACTAATGAAGGGAATTGGATTAATCCAGGTTTCCCTCCGCAATCTTGCGGATATGCTTCTGTAACCGACTCAGAATCCGTTGTCGTAACCGTGACCAAGCACCAGGTCCTAGTAGATGAGTACTCCGGCTCATGGATCGATAGTCAATTCCCCGGAGGAAGTTGCACATCCCCCATTTGCGATACAGTGCACAACTCGACACTTTGGCACGCGGACCACACCCTGGACAGTATCTGTGACCAAGAATTCGTGGCAATGGACGCAGTTCTGTTCACAGAGAGTGGCAAATTTGAAGAGTTCGGAAAACCGAACTCCGGCATCAGGAGCAACTATTTTCCTTATGAGAGTCTGAAAGATGTATGTCAGATGGATTTCTGCAAGAGGAAAGGATTCAAGCTCCCATCCGGTGTCTGGTTTGAAATCGAGGATGCAGAGAAATCTCACAAGGCCCAGGTTGAATTGAAAATAAAACGGTGCCCTCATGGAGCAGTAATCTCAGCTCCTAATCAGAATGCAGCAGATATCAATCTGATCATGGATGTGGAACGAATTCTAGACTACTCCCTTTGCCAAGCAACTTGGAGCAAAATCCAAAACAAGGAAGCGTTGACCCCCATCGATATCAGTTATCTTGGTCCGAAAAACCCAGGACCAGGCCCAGCCTTCACCATAATAAATGGAACACTGCACTACTTCAATACTAGATACATTCGAGTGGATATTGCAGGGCCTGTTACCAAAGAGATTACAGGATTTGTTTCGGGAACATCTACATCTAGGGTGCTGTGGGATCAGTGGTTCCCATATGGAGAGAATTCCATTGGACCCAATGGCTTGCTGAAAACCGCCAGCGGATACAAATATCCATTGTTCATGGTTGGTACAGGTGTGCTGGATGCGGACATCCACAAGCTGGGAGAAGCAACCGTGATTGAACATCCACATGCCAAAGAGGCTCAGAAGGTAGTTGATGACAGTGAGGTTATATTTTTTGGTGACACCGGAGTCTCCAAGAATCCAGTGGAGGTAGTCGAAGGATGGTTTAGCGGATGGAGAAGCTCTTTGATGAGCATATTTGGCATAATTTTGTTGATTGTTTGTTTAGTCTTGATTGTTCGAATCCTTATAGCCCTTAAATACTGTTGTGTTAGACACAAAAAGAGAACTATTTACAAAGAGGACCTTGAAATGGGTCGAATTCCTCGGAGGGCTTAATTACTTATAATTACGGACTTTAAATGTATGAAAAAAACTATAACAGAAGTCAAAATGGACTTCTTACCCGTTGAACAAGAGGAGGACTGGGGTTATGCAGAAGATGATTTCTCTAGCTCAGATTATCTAGATTTTGAAGAACGAATGACATATTTAAATCAGGCTGATTATAATCTAAACTCACCATTGATATCTGATGACATTTATTACCTGAGTCGAAAATTCCACTCATATGGCATCCCCCCCATGTGGAACCTCAAAGAATGGGATGGACCATTGGAGATGTTAAAATCATGTCAAGCAGACCCGATTCCACATGATCTGATGCACAAATGGTTTGGAACTTGGTTAGAAGACTTTGATCACGACTCTGCACAAGGGATAGTGTTTTTAAGGGAAGTAGACAAAGAGGCCTCCGAGACCTATGATTTAGTGGATACCTTTTTGAAAAATTGGGCAGGGAAATCCTATCCTTACAAAGCAAAGGAGAGATACTTAGATCAGATGAAGATCATTGGCCCTTTGTGTCAAAAGTTCCTTGATTTGCACAAGCTGACATTGATCCTCAATGCTGTTGGTCCTGAAGAGTTGAAAAACCTGTTACGAACATTTAAGGGAAGAACGAGAGATTTATCGACCAAAGATCCATGCACTCGGCTACGTGTTCCCAGCCTTGGGCCCGTATTCATATGCAAAGGCTGGGTCTATATCCACAAGCACAAAATTTTGATGGACCGAAATTTCCTGCTTATGTGTAAAGATGTCATAATAGGACGCATGCAGACCCTATTGTCTATGATAGGTAGATCTGACGATGCATTCACTCAGCAAGACTTCTTCACCCTTGTAAATATCTACAGGACAGGAGATATCATCTTACAAGAGAAAGGAAATCTGGCCTATGACTTAATCAAGATGGTGGAGCCTATCTGCAATCTGAAATTGATGAAATTGGCGAGAGAATACAGACCACTGATTCCCCCTTTTCCACATTTTGAAAATCATGTTAAAAATGCAGTGGACGAACAATCTAAGGTCTCGAGGAGGATCAAAGTTCTCTTTGAGCTGATTATGGGAATCAAAAATGTGGATCTTGTCCTGGTGATCTATGGATCATTTAGGCATTGGGGGCATCCATTCATAGATTATTTCGAAGGATTAAACAAGCTACATAAGCAGGTAACCATGTCGAAGGAGATTGACACGGAGTATGCAAATGCTCTGGCAAGTGATTTGGCTAGAATCGTTCTGACTAAACAGTTTGACTCTGTTAAGAAGTGGTTTGTAGACAAGACAAAAATCCCCTCTGCCCATCCCTTTTTCAAGCATATCATGGATAACACATGGCCCACTGCCGCCCAGATCCAAGACTTTGGAGACCACTGGCATGAACTGCCGTTAATCAAGTGTTATGAGATACCTGACCTCATCGATCCATCTATCATCTATTCAGACAAGAGCCACTCAATGAACCGATCTGAGGTGCTTGGACATGTGAGGAGATCCCCTCATTTGCCAATACCGAGCAAAAAGGTACTCCAGACTATGCTTGATACCAGGGCGACAAACTGGGTTGAGTTTCTAGAAATGGTAGACAAACATGGTCTTGAAAAGGATGATTTGATAATTGGACTCAAGGGGAAAGAACGTGAGTTAAAATTAGCAGGTAGATTTTTTTCATTGATGTCCTGGAAGTTGAGAGAATACTTCGTTATCACGGAATATCTTATAAAAACACATTTTGTACCCTTGTTTAAGGGGCTGACGATGGCAGATGATTTAACTTCCGTCATCAAAAAGATGTTGGATAGTTCTTCCGGACAGGGAATAGACGACTACTCTTCAGTGTGTTTTGCCAATCATATAGATTACGAGAAGTGGAATAATCACCAGAGAAAGGAATCAAACGGACCAGTGTTTCGGGTGATGGGCCAATTTTTGGGATACCCACGTTTGATTGAACGAACCCATGAGTTCTTTGAGAAAAGTCTCATTTATTATAACAACAGACCGGATCTAATGTGGGTCAATGAAGACACACTGATTAATCGTACACAACAGCGAGTATGTTGGGAAGGTCAGGCTGGAGGCCTTGAGGGGTTGAGGCAAAAGGGTTGGAGTATTCTCAATCTTCTTGTGATTCAGAGAGAGGCAAAAATTCGAAACACAGCAGTCAAGGTATTGGCACAAGGGGACAATCAGGTCATCTGTACTCAATATAAGACGAAGAAATCCAGAGATCAGAGTGAACTCATCAATGCATTAGATCAAATGGTGAAAAACAACAACAAAATTATGGAGGAAATAAAGAAGGGAACGAGCAAACTGGGACTATTGATTAACGATGATGAGACCATGCAATCGGCTGATTATTTGAATTACGGTAAAGTTCCAATATTCCGTGGGGTAATTAGAGGGTTAGAGACAAAAAGATGGTCCCGGGTCACATGTGTGACAAATGATCAAATTCCAACGTGTGCCAATCTGATGGCTTCTGTCTCAACTAATGCACTAACAGTAGCTCATTTTGCGTCTAACCCAATCAATTCAATGATACAGTACAATTACTTCGGTAACTTTTCCCGACTACTGTTGTTTATGCATGACCCAGCACTGCGAAGATCACTTTACGATGTGCAGAATGAAATACCGGGATTGCACAGTAAGACTTTCAAATATGCAATGCTATATTTGGACCCATCTATTGGCGGCGTTTCAGGGATGGCATTGAGTAGATTCCTTATACGTGCATTCCCGGACCCTGTAACTGAAAGCTTATCTTTCTGGAAATTTATTCATGACCATACTGATGATGAATACCTCAAAAGCTTATCAATTGCCTTTGGGAATCCTGATATAGCGAAATTCCGACTAGAGCATATCAGTAAACTGCTTGAGGATCCAACTTCCCTCAATATATCTATGGGAATGAGTCCTTCAAATCTTTTGAAAACCGAAGTTAAAAAATGTCTCATTGAAAATAGAACATCTATCAGGAACGATATTATCAAAGATGCCACCATCTATTTGAACCAAGAGGAAGCAAAATTGAAAAGCTTCTTATGGTCTATCAATCCACTGTTTCCTAGATTTTTGAGTGAGTTCAAATCTGGCACCTTCCTGGGAGTATCCGAAGGATTAATCAGTCTATTCCAAAATTCTCGGACCATCCGAAATTCCTTCAAGGGTAAGTATCGGAAAGAGCTGGATCACTTGATCGTGAAGAGTGAAATTTCTTCTCTCAAACATCTGGGCGGCATTCACTTCAAATTGGGGAATGGGAAAATTTGGGGATGCTCGTCATCCCAATCAGATTTGCTTAGATACAGATCCTGGGGAAGAAAACTGGTGGGAACTACAATTCCTCATCCTTTGGAAATGCACGGAGCAGCGAGTCCTAAAGAGGCTCCTTGCACCTTGTGTAACTGCTCTGGCCTGACTTACATCTCTGTTCATTGCCCGAAAGGAATTACAGAGGTATTTTCCAGAAGAGGACCCTTACCGGCGTACCTGGGTTCTAAGACATCGGAGACCACTTCAATTCTTCAGCCTTGGGAAAAAGAAAGTAAGGTTCCTATTGTAAGACGAGCTACTAGACTGAGAGATGCCATCTCATGGTTCATAGACCCAGATTCTACACTTGCTCAATCTATTCTTGACAACATTAAATCTTTGACAGGGGAAGAGTGGGGAGGAAGACAGCATGGGTATAAGAGAACTGGCTCTGCATTGCATAGATTTTCTACCTCACGTATGAGCAATGGAGGGTTTGCTTCTCAAAGTCCCGCGGCTTTGACCCGATTGATTGCTACGACTGACACCATGCACGATTATGGAGACAAGAATTATGATTTCATGTTCCAGGCCTCTTTGTTATACGCACAGATGACTACATCTATATCCAGATGGGGGCATGTCGGGGCTTGCACAGATCATTACCATGTCCGTTGTGACAGCTGCATTCGAGAAATACAAGAGATTGAATTGAACACTGGAGTCCAGTACTCTCCCCCCGATGTGTCTTATGTTTTGACAAAATGGCGGAACGGCTCAGGTTCTTGGGGTACTGTCACCAAACAACTCATCCCGAAAGAAGGAAACTGGACCGTACTCTCGCCTGCAGAACAATCCTATCAAGTTGGACGGTGTATCGGATTTCTGTACGGAGATCTAGTACATAAGAAATCACATCAAGCGGACGACAGTTCATTATTTCCGTTAAGCATACAACACAAAGTGAGAGGGAGAGGTTTTCTTAAAGGTCTTTTAGATGGAATAATGAGAGCTAGCTGTTGTCAAGTCATTCACAGGAGAAGTGTCGCAACCTTAAAGCGTCCGGCAAATGCTGTGTATGGGGGAGTCATATTCTTGATTGACAAATTGAGTATGTCAGCCCCATTCTTGTCTTTAACCCGTACTGGTCCTATCAGGGAAGAACTAGAAAATGTCCCTCACAAAATGCCAGCGTCCTACCCAACTAATAATCGAGATTTGGGGATGACCGTCAGAAACTACTTCAAGTATCAATGTCGAATCATTGAGAGAGGACAGTATAAATCCCATTATCCCACAATTTGGTTATTTTCCGATGTCTTATCGGTGGACTTTATTGGTCCTATGTCCTTGTCATCTGGACTTATGAGATTGTTATACAAGAACAGTCTCAGTAAGAAAGACAAAAATGAGCTCCGAGACTTGGCAAATCTTTCATCTCTTCTCAGATCAGGAGAAGAATGGGATGATATACATGTCAAATTTTTCTCTCAAGACTTACTCTTTTGTTCTCAGGAGATACGACATGCCTGTAAATTCGGGATTATACGAGACAAAGTAAGTCTAGAAGTGGATCATGGGTGGGGGAAAGAAGCATATGGAGGATGTACAGTGCTTCCAGTGTTCTACAGGTCTCAGATTTATAAGAAAAGTTTGACTGTACCCCCACGAATTCAAAACCCTATCATATCTGGACTCCGCTTGGGGCAACTTCCTACAGGAGCTCATTATAAGATCAGATCAATCATCATGACTCTAAAGATCAATTATCAGGACTTCCTGTCATGTGGAGACGGTTCAGGGGGGATGACTGCCTGCTTGCTCCGGTTAAACCCTAATAGTCGGGGAATTTTCAATAGTTTGCTAGAATTAGATGGAGCATTAATGAGAGGATCATCCCCCGAGCCACCCAGTGCGCTAGAGACGTTGGGGAGCCAAAGAACTCGATGTGTAAACGGAGGAACATGTTGGGAACATCCCTCTGACTTGAGCGACCCCAATACTTGGAAGTATTTTATTGGATTGAAGAGAGGATTAGGCTTGCAGATCAATCTGATTACTATGGATATGGAAGTTCGAGATCCAGTGATCTCACACAAAATTGAAGCAAACATCCGAGCATTTCTCTATGATCTTTTAGACCCGGAGGGAACCCTTATATACAAAACGTATGGCACATATCTGGCAGAAGAGGAAAGGAATATTCTGACAGAAGTAGGTCCTTTGTTTCACACTACTGACTTGGTGCAAACTATTTACAGTAGTGCCCAGACTTCGGAGGTTTACTGTGTATGCAGACGGTTAAAGAAATATGCTGATCAACAACATGTGGATTGGTCATTGTTGACTGATGGATGGTCTCGGTTATATGCGTTTTCTGTGAATCGATTGGAATTCCAAAGGGCTCAGAGTCTTCGGAAACTGGACACACTGCAAGGAATTCCAAGCTTTTTCATACCAGATCCTTTTGTCAATGCGGAGACTTTATTGCAAATTGCAGGTGTTCCAACAGGGATTTCTCACACAGCCGTATTACATGGATCGTTACATTCTGAACAATTGATAACGCTTGGTATTTTCTTCTGTGCGCTAATCTCTCACCATACAATGAACATCATACGAATATCACCTGTCCCCCCGTCTCCTCCATCCGATGGGTCAATAAGTAGAATGTGTTCTGCAATCACAGGGATCCTATTTTGGGTCTCCTTAGTGGAGAAGGACTTGACTCTATACAACTCATTGTTGTCAATAATACAGAGATCCTTTCCAATCCGATGGTACAAAAATAAGGAGAAAAACGGATGGTCCCAATGTTGGGGGGCAAATGGAGACGGGATACCCAAAGATACTCGACTAAATGATTCGATGGCGAACATAGGAAACTGGATAAGGGCTATGGAGTTGCTTTGCAATAAGACCGCTCAGATGCCCTTCTCTCCCAAGTTGTTCAATCGATTGGCCGCACAATATGACAGAGAATTAACATGGAAGAAGGTGTTGGCTAAAACAGGACTTGCAGATTTACTAACAGGACAAATTTCACAAATTGATCGATCAGTTGCGAATGTCCGGAGCGAGCCGAGTAATGAGAACTCTTGGCAAGATTAGAGCGATCCACAAGTATGAAAAAAACTAATCCCATAGCCATTTTAAATTATTGAAATGGTTTTTTGGTCTTCGTTTT